TGATAATAATCTTCTAATAGCTATCAAAAATAATAATAATGATATTGCAAGATTATTATTGGGAAATAGTAACATAGATATATATAATGCAAATTGTCAAAATATTACACCTATTATAGAAGCGATCCAAAATAATAATATTGATATTGTCAAATTATTAATCAAAAAAGATAAAAATATTGCTAATTATACAGGATATATGCAACCTCCATGTATATATGTAGCCATAAAATACAACAGATATAATATCGTTAAATTATTAATAGAAAATAATGCTGATATTAATATGGAATATATTAATAAAACACCTCTATTGTATTCTATAAAAATGGATAATGTTGAAATATCTAAATTATTATTAGAAAATAAAGCTGATCCAAATGTACATTTAGATATAAATACAAATTATTCGTGCCATACTGGACCTGACTATTTCTGTTCTATACCCGAAACACCACTATCAATCGGAAATAAAAATAATAATAAAAAAATGATTAAATTATTGCTAGAATTTAATGCTAGAATATAAATTAATTTACTTGTATGTCTAATTTATCATATTTTTAATTATATCTAAATTTAACTTTTTTCCTATTAAATCTATTTTATTATCTCCAATAATCAACTCTTCTAAATTCATATCTAAGTTGAACTTATAGTTATTATTTTCAAATCGTAAATATGTTAAACTATTAGGTAATAGATTCTCTTTTAGTTCTTGATTAAAATAATAACCGAAAGTCAAATGTGTTAAACTATTAGGTAATACACCCTCTTTTATTTCTTGACGGTATTTCCAGCCAAAAGTTAAATGTGTTAAATTATTTGGCAACGCATTTTTTTTAATTTCTTGATTGTAATAATGTCCAAAAGATAAATGTGTCAAATTGTTAGGTAACACATTTTTTTTTATTTCTTTATTGTATCTATAACCAAAATGTAAATGTGTCAAACTATTTGGCAACACATTTTCATTTATCTCTTGATTGTAACAATGTCCAAAAGATAAATGTGTTAAATTATTAGGTAATACACCCTCTTTTGTTTCTTGATTGTAATTATCTCCAAAAGATAAATGTGTTAAACTGTTAGGCAATACACCCTCTTTTATTCCTTTATTGTAATCCCAGCCAAAAGTTAAATGTGTTAAACTATTTGGCAACACATTTTTTTTTATTTCTTGATTGTATCTACCAACAAAATGTAAATGTGTTAAACTATTTGGCAACACATTCTCTTTTATCTCTTTATTGTAATTTATACCAAATTGTAAATGTGTTAAATTTGGGAAATACTTAATAAGTTCTATATCATCCACATTTTTAAGAGATGTTATGTTACTTTTTGAAATATCTGATATATTATATTTCTTAGCAAAATCAATTTCTCTAATAATATTATCATCAATTACATTATCTTCAATAATAATATTGTCATTATTAATATTATTATTAACATTATTATTAGATTCTACTAAAGTAATCTTATTAATAAGAGAATAAGTCTCGCTATTATACACCCAACCTTTATCACATACTAATTTGTATAATTCATATACATCTCCTCTTTTAATGATAACATATTTATGACCAGCTTCAATATCATTTATATTGCAATTATTAAATATTCCAGTATCTTCATATTTAATGTCAAATGATTTTAATAACAATTCATAAATTGATGAATATTTATAGCTGATATTATTAGAATCGATAAAGTTCATATTTATTGTATATAATCATATATTATTGGTCTAGTCCATCATATATTTCACATATCAATTTTTTTCAGTATATACATGAATAATAACACAATATTGTATATAAAACTAACTTTGATATATGTTTCTATATGAAACACCATTGTGGTATAGTTGCAATATATGATTCCGATTATAAAAATAACATATATGATGATATTAAAAAAAGTATGCAAAATATACAACATAGAGGATATGATGGAACGGGTATTTGTTACTATACCCGAAACAATATTATTACAGTAAAAAAAGAACCTTGCTTAGTAACTGATTTTTTTAATAAATACATTTCAACCAAAAATAATACTAACACAGATACAGAATATTTAGATATCGGAAATATATGTATAGGTCATATAAGATACTCAACACGGGCATCAAAATCACCTGATGATTTGCAACCATTCATAGGATATTTTAATAATATACAATTCAGTTTGGCACATAATGGAAATATTTATACTATGGAATCAATACAAAAGAAACATGACATGTATGTTGACAGAGATTCTGATACTTATCTACTTGTAAAATTAATAGAAAAACTTAATTACACATATGATAGAATAGAGGATGCATTAATATATATTATAAATACAGTCCCAGGGTCTTACTCCCTCTGTATACTCTACAATAATTATATATACACCCTTAGAGACAGGTTTGGTATAAGACCACTATATGTTGGGAAAAACAATAGTAGATATAAAATAGCATCTGAAACTGTATGTTTAGAAGGTTATAATAACATTAGAGAAATCAAAAATGGGGAGATAGTGAGAATATCAGATAAATTAGAAAGTATATATCATAGGGAAGGGAATCTCATGTTCTGTTCATTTGAACTGATTTATTTTATGAATCATAAATCAAATTATAATGATATATCAGTATATGAATATAGATACAATTTAGGTAAACTTTTAGGAAGTCAAGAAAAAGATATCCTAATAAATTCAGTTGTATCAGCTATCCCAAATTCATCAATTCCATCTGCAAAAGGGTTTAGTTATAGTAGTAATACACCTTATTGCAAACTCCTAACCAGATCAAAATTAATAAATAGAACATTTATCCTTAAACATGAAGAAGAAAGGATAACTGCTTGCAATAACAAATTTAACTATAATATCAATAAGATTAAAGGTAAACATATATATCTATTAGATGATTCAATAGTAAGGGGAACAACTACAAAAGTAGTTGTGCGCAGATTAAAGGAATATGGGGCAAAATCAGTACATGTCCGTATAGTATCACCACCTATAAGTGATCCTTGTTATTTTGGCATTAATATGTCCACAAAGAAAGAATTAATTAAGAACAATAATAGTATACATGATATTAATAATATTATCGGATCTGATTCTCTAAAATATATATCAATAGATGATATGTTGTCTATATTAGGAAGAAATATGTGTACATCATGTTTTACAGGTAAATATGAACCTAAATTAATAGATTGGTAAATAATTACATAATATTGCATTTACATGGTGTATCCATTTTAGATATATGACCAGTATATATAATATAATCTGGATATACATCTCCCACGTATCTACATTCTGGCAATGACTTAAAATTAAATACTGAATATTTGTTCAAATAATAACAAAAATGTAAAATATTTTCTTTTGTTATAAATGGATAATATTTTATTTTCTTTATTTTTGAAATATCTTTCATAACTTTATCAACATTATCAATAAATAATACATAATCCTTGTTACAACACCATTTTATACATACATTTTGCCTGTTATATCCAAAATATGCAAGCCTTACCAGATATTTAAATTTATGGTCTTTATTCAGGTGATTATATAATGTATCTATATACTCTTCTAAATAATAAGGATTACATTTGTATGTAATATTTGTAAGACCTATTGAATTAGCATCTTTTATATATTTTTCAGCCTCATTAATTATATCATTCCTTATTCTGTTATACTTTTGTGTATTATTCATTATATATTATAATGTATATAAAGTATATTAGTAAGTTTTTGCAAATCAATTATATATTTCTATTTATATGGGATATATATGCTTCATATGTAAGAAAGATAATATATATGATGAATGTATAAATTGTGATTTTAATAATGATATATATGTTACACTTGATTATGTTAAAACAAGATACAAATTAACACATAATGAAATTAAAAATAAAATACCCTACATTAATCTAGATTATTATCCAAAAAAAACAAATGGAAATATAAGTTTTCCGGGTGTAAGATTTAATATAATAGATGTACATAAATACGCCCAAAGTATAACCATAAATGCAAACAAAAAATCTGCAAAAAAGAAAGCTTTTGCAAAACAAGACAAAAAAATAGAATATATATACAACAAGTTAAATAAAGTTGAAGAAAGACATATCAAAATAATAGAATTGCTTAATTTATCAATCAAAAATTTATATAATCATGAATCTATTAAATTAGATAATTATGATAAATTAATAAAAAGATGTGCATTCAGAACTGATATAGATGTAATTGAAGGAGTAAATTTAATATGTAAAATAATTAGTGAAAGATATAATAGAATATTAGAATTAGACACATTAATAAATGATATAAATAAAGATTATGTTATAAATCATCCAAAATATCATAAATATGTAGTAAATGGAGGAGATTTTGAAAAAATATCAGGTAAAATAAAGATAGACTGTTCTATCGACAAAATAAAAAGTGATAATATAAAAAAAATAAATAAATTTATTAATAATTCATTTGATAATGTATATGATAAAACATTAGCAAAAAAAACTCTTGAATATAATCAATATATCACATGTAAAATATCATATTCTAAATGTACTAATACTATTATTAAATATATCAATAATATTAAATCAGAAAAAGATAGAAAACAAAAATTAAACAATAAAATAAATGAAAAAATAAAGAAAAAATATATTAACGATGCAAAACAGACAGATATATATATTAAATTCGTTAAGGATGGTAACATAAGTAGTATTGATAAAATTGTGGATAATTTAGTATATTATTTTGATAGGAAAGATAGAGAAAAGGTAGTTGAAAATCTTCCTTATGCTGTCCAAAAACTAGCAAAATTATCTGATATGTATGAAGTTTATTTAGATGGAGATATTAGGATATTTGATCTTACAGAATATATAGGCTTCCCAAAAAATAAATTATATGATAAATGGAAAAATATGACTATTGGCAGAATAAACCCTATATATGAGAAATACACTAAAAAAATATATGTGTTTATGATTAGCTCATATGATAAAATTATGTGGACTGGGTATACTGTTGAAGAAATGGATATAATACGTGAACTATGTAGCAAAATTAATATATATACACAAATAAATAAAGAGAATCTATCAATAGCATTATATAAATAACAACCTTTCACAAAAAAAAATTGAAAAAGTTAATAATAGTTACACTTTAAAAATAACAGAATTTTATATTAATACATTATGGAAATAAATAAGTATATAAATAATAACAAACCACTTAGTGATGGTGATGGTATTTTTTGGACCATCAATCAAAATAATAATAAACCACTTAGCAACGGTGATGGTATTTTTTGGGCCATCAATCAAAATAATAATAAACCACTTAGTGATGGTGATGGTATTTTTTGGACCATCAATCAAAATAATAATAAACCATTTAGTAATGGTGATGGTATTTTTTGGACCATCAATCAAAATAATAATAAACCATTTAGTAATGGTGATGGTATTTTTTGGGCCATTAATCAAAATAATAATAAATTTAATTTATTTCCTAACTAATCAATATGTATTATTTATAAAATTATATACTGTCTGCTATCCACTAAAAAAAATTGAGACTAAAATATTAAATTGTAGCTACTGTATACTATAAACTATTAATATTAAAAATGTCATACAGAAATATATCACTAATACCACTAGTATCACCAGACACCAAAAATATAAAATTTAACCAATGCAAAGGATATTCTAATTGGGGCGATGGTGTTAAATCGGATGAAGGAAGACAAATGGCTAAAATGAATGAAAATTTCAATAAGAGTATGAAGAAAGATGATGATATATATCATACCATTAAACTTATACAACGTAATATTTTATAATAATTTTATTTATTAATTGCATTTATAAAATTATATACTATCTGCTAGCAATAGTATATAAATAATTCATCAGATAAAACAAATATTAATGAATTTATACAGATATGTATGTAAACCATATGTATATTATGTAATATCAACAAATCCACTTTATAATAATAAGGAAAATATATTAATATCATTATTAGGAATATCCAATCCATATATAAATGAAAATACTGACAATTGCATAGAATTTGGCCCTTATCCATCATTAGAATCACCATGGGGCACAAATGCCAAGAGTATATGCCATAAAAGCGGATTGACGGATATTATCCGTATTGAACGTGCCAATATGGTCCATAAGGAAATATTTAAAAGTGATATGATAGATAATATGATAGAATGCATGTATGACAATATGTCTGCAGATGACTTTATTAAGAATAATAAAGATGACATAAACTATTCAGTAATATATAATTATTCAGATATTGATTCTATTAAAAGGTACATAACTAACATAAATAATATACATAATTTAGGATTTGATGACCAAGATATAATTTATTACTCATCTGTTTTTTCAAAAATGGAAAGACTTCCTTCATTAATTGAATTGTATGATATATCACAATCAAATAGTGAACATAGTAGACATTGGTTTTTTAATGGTGATTTATATTTTAATGGCAAACAATTACCTTCGTTATTTTCTATGATTACAGGGACACAAAAATATGGTGAAAACAATAGTATAATAGCATTTAAGGATAATAGTAGTGCTATAGAAGGATTTAATATCCATACCATTATACCAAATAATAAATATAGGGAAATTGATGTCAAATATAATATTACATTCACAGCTGAAACACATAACTTTCCAACTGGAATAGCACCTTTTCAAGGTGCTACGACAGGTACTGGAGGAAGGATTAGAGATCAAAATTCAACAGGAAAAGGAAGTCTTGTTGTTGCAGGAACAGCTGGATATTGCGTTGGTAATTTAGATCATGGTAAATTTAAAACAAAAAATAAGAGGACTCTTCTATTAGCTAGTGATGGAGCTAGTGATTATGGAAATAAATTTGGTGAACCTGTAATTAATGGTTTTTGTAGAGCATTTGGGAAATGTATTAATGATCAACATATAGAATGGGTTAAACCTATTATGTTTAGTGGAGGAATAGGACAGATGGATTCTAGACATACATTCAAGGAAAAACCAAAGAAAGGTGACTTAATAGTTAAAATAGGTGGTCCGGCATATAAAATAGGAATGGGTGGAGGATCTGCTTCAAGTAGAGGACAAGATGTGACAAATATTAATGATGATTTAAATGCTGTACAAAGAGGAGATCCTCAAATGGAAAATAAAATGAATAGAGTTGTAAGAAGATGTGTTGAAATGGGAATTAATAATCCGATTTTAAGTATACATGATCAAGGAGCTGGAGGAACAGCAAATGTAACAAAAGAAATAATGGATAATATAGGAGGTGATGTATATTTAGGTAATATTACAAAAGGAGATAGTAATATGGATTCTTTAGAATTATGGATAAGTGAATATCAAGAGTCAGATACTATTTTAGTTGATAAACATAATCTCAATATTATTAAATATATATGTGAAAGGGAAAATGTATCCATAGATGTTATCGGAAATATACGTGAAACAGGATATGCA